AGCGTGGAGCGGGCGGGCGAACGGTTTTCCGGGTACAACAAGCCCAAGCGGACACCCGGAAAGTCCAAGAAGTTTGCCGTGCTTGCCAAAAAGGGCAACCAGATTAAGTTGATTCGGTTTGGTGATCCCAACATGACGATTAAGAAGAACAATCCAAAGCGCAGAAAGTCGTTCCGCGCACGACACAAGTGCGATACCGCGCCACCGTCCAAGTTGACGGCGAGGTACTGGAGTTGCAGGAAATGGTGACGCCGTGAAATTGACGCCTCATTTTACATTGGACGAGATGGTGAAAAGCCAGACAGCCCTGCGTCTGGGCCTTGATAACACACCTGACACCGATGAAATGGAAAGCCTGCTGGCGCTATGTGAAAACGTCCTTGAGCCTGTACGGATTCACTGGGCCAAGCCTGTCGTTATCAACTCAGGATTCAGGGCATTGCCCGTCAATAGGGCAATAGGCAGCAGGGACAGCAGCCAACACGCTAAAGGTGAAGCTGCTGATATAGAGATCCCCGGTATAGATAATCTCGTCCTGTATTACTGGATTGCGGAAGAGCTTGATTTCGATCAACTGATCCTTGAGTTCTACAACGGCGAACCGTCAAGCGGGTGGGTTCACGTCAGTTATGTCGGCCTGGAGAATCGCAATCAAACTCTGCGAATAGACAAGGGCGGCGTTAAGCGTGAAACACTTGCCAGCCGCACAGCCTGACTATTCGATAATCTTCATCACCCTGTGGCGTCCGTCTGATCCGGTCTCCACATAAACCTTACGGCGTTCGCAGGAATATCTAGCCCCGGAGCCGTCCGTGTCGCGCCATCCATTACGCTTCAGTGTTCTCTTTACCGACAGGCACCCAGCCATACCCATCTCCTGCCACTGTCCACGGACATCGTGATGGCCCATGTATTCGAGCGGCACACCCTTCATATACAGTATGAGGATAAACAAGGTTTCCACCATCAGTGCTTTCCCCCGTTGGCCTTGATTTCTGAAATCTGATCTTTAACTTCTTCGAGTTTACGCTCCAGCACGGCGATGCGCTTCTCGTAAAATTGCAGAGTCAGGGCCTGCTGCTGATCAAATGGCGCACGTCCTTCTTCGATATTGGTTGCGAGTTTTTCAAACTCCTTGGACAGATGCTCTATCAGCATGAACTGTTCGCTATCCGCTGGCAGACTGCCAAGTTCCCCACGCGGCCATTTAATCCGAAACTCTGTGTTCTCCTCCAGATCAGACTTTACTAATATCTGGTTTGTTTCAATAAGGTTCAGCCGTTCTTGAACTCCAAACCACGCCCAGACGCCAACGCCGACAGCCGCCACAATGCTAATTAGATTTCGCACCGGCATAGCGAAGCGCGTACTGTCGTCGATCTCTGTCGCCATATATTATTGTTGTGCAAAATTCAGGAAAATAATAGAATTAATATCCCAAGTGCTAAACCTCCCTGATTGTCGCCTGCGGCAGGCCCACTCCCAATCCCCTAATCCACTGCTTGCCGTGGGCGGCTTTTTTAGCCGTAATTAACCGTGATCTTTTAGCCACACCGCCAGCTTCTGCAACAGATCGGCGTATCCGGCCATATCTCTGGCGTGATCCTCGTCTGTCTCGTCCCCTGTCTGGGAACGGGCCACCTTCAGCAAGACTTGCATACGGGCAACATCTGTCTCCGTAATCTCAACATCCAGATACGCACTCCACAGACGGGCAATACGTCGATGGGTGTCTCGATAGTCGCCGTGTCTGCCGTGGCGGTCCTTGATGGCCTCGGCTGCGCCCTCAAGAATGCTCACTCGAACTTCTCCACTTCATTACCCCACGAGTCCCAGCCTTCCCGTTTCTGACGGGCGAACATTTCCAGATACGGCCCAGCCACCAGTTCTTCTATGCAACGGTACGTCTCGTCCGGCTTGCGACTGTGTTCGCGGCGTGGAGCCTTGATAACCTGGCTGATGGCACGGCTTTCCCGCTTCGGCTTACCCCGTGTCGCCATCAGACACACTTCGGCCTGTTTGCGTGTCCAGTACCCAAGCCCGATGCTCGGCTTCACCCAGATAAAGCCAATCGTTTTGTAAACGAAGCCCCATGCCTGAATTAAATCCATTGCTGTCTGCAAGTGGGAGTCCACCACCCACATGAACAAGGCGCAGTCGTTGGCTGCACTGGCTGCTACAGGCAGATCGGCAAGTTCTTCAAAGCTCATTGTACTGTAGTAGGGGGAGCGCCCCTTGCCCTTGTCGCTCCATGTGCGAAAGGCCCACGGGGGGTCAGTTAAAATAGCTCCGTAACGCGCACCCGCAGGAATGTTCACGCCATCCCTCCTGTGACTCCCCGGAGATGCTTTTTGCATCGGGCGCAGAGCCGGATATTTTTGGATTCACTCTCAAACTCTTTGATCCCTTTGCACAGCGGCCCAAGACATTTCACGGTGACTTTTCTGTCGTGCCGCCTTTTGCCAATGCCCTCAAATTTATCAGTCGTGCTTAAATCTTTCATTTTGTCACTAGCCCTGCCATGTCTGCATGTTGTCCGTGCATTCAAAAATCCCCTTGTTCAGACTTAGCTGCATATTGATTTCGCAGGGATAACCAAGCTCCTCGTAGCGGGACTTGTGGACGATCAGACGCGCATTTGTGTTTCGCGCCCCGTAATCGTCTGTGAATTTATCCCTGTGGATGCTCATCACCTGATCGGCCTTGTTCGCCCAGTGCTGTGATCCGGCGATACTGCTGTAGGTAATCGGCTCACGCACTCCAGCGCCGATGGGTTTCGCCGGATGCGCCAGAATCTGGAGGTGCAGATTGCAAGCCTTTGCCAGATAGGTACAGCCATCCAGACATTGACCAATCCAGCTTGTTTCGGTCTCCTTGGCCGCGTTAAATGTCGGCACAATCATGTTCCACGGGTCAATGGATGCCGCACTGATCCCGTGCCGGACATAGGCGTTGTTCACCGTGTCACACAGCCATTCAAAAGTAGGCGAGTTTCTTGGGTGGTGGATAAACAGGAAATGGTCCTCTATCCAGTCGTCGGCCTCTTTCTTCTCAGCTTCCGACATTTCCATTTCCAGCTTGCTCCAGTAGGCGCTTCTGAGGTTGCGCCGAACAAATGGTTTCTCCCTTGTCTCCATGCTCATCAGGGCAACGCGAATGTCATAGCGTCGGACGATCTGCGCCCATAGCTGCTGGGACAGGTGTGACTTACCGTGACCAGGCCAGCCAGACATGATGCTCAGACAGGTCGGGGAAATCTTCAGCTTTTCGTTCCACTCCGGCCATCCGCGCCAGAGCGTCATGGTCGGTGGTTCCGGTATCTCCGACAGTCTGTAGATGCCATCGATGGGGTACTGCTTGACGTCCTCACGCAGATATATCGACAGGCTTTCTGCGCCCCACTTCATCAAAGCATCGTTGGCATCCTTGACCTCTGGGGGCCAGTCAACCCAGTGGCAGCTTGCCACGCCCAGAACCAGTGCCAGATCGGCCCTTAAATGCCGTCCGGGGTCATCGTTGTCAGTAACAATAATAAACTTCTTGCAGCGGCCTAACCCGTCGGCCAAGGCGTCCGTCATGTAGCCGTAACGCTTGGCGTCCTGTGGATTTTCGCTTGCGTTGGCTGGTGCGCCACCGACAACGGACAGGACAGAGTGCGGCTGGACTCCGGCCTCAATCAGCGACAGGGCGTCCATCTCTCCCTCTACGATATACACCTCGTCCAGAGGCCCAGCCATAACCGCTGCCTGATTGTAGAACTGCTGGGTTCCACCGGCTAACTGGCGGAAAACCTTGTCGTTAAGACTTCGGGCCTTCCAGTTGACGATCTCGCCGCCGTTATCCAGATAATTAAAAACGATACTGAGTTTGTTGCTGTCACCAAACGGTATGATTTCGCCGCCAACGCTCATTGCCCTGAGCGTGTCGGGGCTTATCTTTCGTCTCAATGCCCACTGGATTACCTCTTGGTCTAGCCTCATCAAAACCCCCACGCCATTCGCAATGATGGCAGAACCACATTACCTCGCTGCCGCGCCTTGTTATAGACAGGCTGCGATCTGCCTTGTTCCTTCGCTGATCGGAGCAACGGGGACATCGGTACTTACGCGAACCGTCTGCCCCCGTCACCAGCCCTCCGATTTCAGCGTTATCCTCCTGCCAGCCCATAACTTCTAATCGTTAATTTCATTGCTCATCCCTCCCCCTCAAGCTGATTTCGTGTCCCGTGTACGAAAGAACCCATCATATTTTGGGTAGTCCCGCATAAACTTACGTCCGTAATAGGCAACGTGATTGTTATTGATCTTTAACTTCTCTCCGGTGTCAGGGTTCACCCCTACCTCCCGCGTAACAACGCTCGTCTCCCATCTGATACGATGGCAGATTGCGTCTGCTGAAAATGATTTGTGCCCAGCTTGAATCGCCTGAAACGTGAACTTTTTGAATAAATCGTACACTCGTGGATTGTCGTGGTGAAATTTTTGCCATTTGGCGTGCAGACCGTCGTCAAATAAAAGTATCTGTGCGCTCATCATCCCCCTGACCTCCTAAATTGGTGATATCGCAACGTCCACCTGCTCATGCGCTCTCCACCGACTGGCGAATCTGTCCACATCAGACGTAACCTCGTAAACATCAATCGCCAGTCGAGCAGACTGCGCGTAGGTTTTATAGCAACAGATTTCTACGATCTGCTTGTCGTCAAAAATCGCCATGTTTTCGCCGCATATTCCATCCAGAGCGGCCTTCACCACGTTATCCAGGTCAGGCTTGATGGCGTGGAACCCACCAGTCTCAAACAATTCCGCTCTTTTTTTCTTGCTGAGACTGCGCGGCGGCTCGAAAAACACCCCCACGTGGACGATGCAGGGCAATGCCGTAGGCTTCCGCCCCGCCATGAGAATCATCGTGGCGTTGCGGATGCGCCCTTCATAATCTCGCGTCTTCTGGGGCGTGTAAACGTGCCCAGCCCGTGTGACGCGGGGCCTGCCTTTTGGAACAGGCACCCCCGGCACATCCAGACTGAAAAATGGCAAGTCAGCCAACGCGCTCTCCCGCCACGATCTTGTCATGGCAATCGAGCCACCGCTGCACATCGGCCTCGCTGCCACCCACGGCAACCACCGCCTTGATGATGGCCTGCGCTTGGATAGAACGCTCCCTGTTGCCCTGCGGGGCGTTAGCAACGCCCATTGGCGTGTTCTGGGGCCTACCACCCCCGTTTGACGCTACGGGCGCTGGTGGGGGCGATATGGGAGCCTGATGATCGACGCCGCTGCCGTCGCGGATTTCCTTGACGATGCCCTTCCCCACATAAAGTTCATCAACCCCGTTGTAGGGTTTGTTGTAGTAAGGGAACTCGTAACTGCATCCCTCAAAGAAATTTGCCGCCTGTTCCCCCCAGCATTTAATCACGCCGTTGCTGGTGTGCAGCGTGTACGGACCCTTTCCGTTGGGGGCCTGTATGT